AGAATCATGGTCTCGTTCTCGAGCCAACTGGGTGTCATACACACGGCAAGAGGGAGCAGGTCATACGGGTCACCTTGCTTGCCGAGGGCATGCCACCGTGAATCCATCGGGCCACGCAACCAAAGCGTGGCGCCGGCGTTATCGGAGTCCCACTGCTGGTCATCGTGGGCCTGGACGAGGAATGAGTTGAACATTTCGGTATTCATGTTTGTCCTTTCAGTTAGTGATGATGTCGAGAATCTGGCGCTGAATGTTGGCGAGCAAAGCAAGTTCTCCGAGAGCCTGCCTGCCCAGTGAACTATTGGGTCCACGACTACTGGCCTTGCCGTTGAGGTTATCAATGGCGATGCCGATGGTCTTGTGTAGTGCGCTCACTTCGTCAAAGGTGAGTTCGAGGTTGAGTGTAGGTTCCATTGTTTCTCCTTAGAGTTGCCGTTCGATTGCTTCTGCCAGTTCAAAGAACGGCTTGCTCTGCTCGTCGTTCCATGCGCTGATGGTCATGTATTCTTCGTGCCACTCTTGGGTGCCGTCCCATTCTTCCCAACGGTATTCCATCGTGAGATACGGGTCTGCCGATGGCAGGTCAGCCCACTCTACCACGGCATCGGGCAGAATCCCGCTGGCCCAGTTGTTCTCACCGAGTTGGTCGTTGGTCTGCTTCTCGTAGAGGGAACACAGAACACCGAGGGCGCAGTACCCACCGATGTTGCCCTCCATTGTCCTGTGTCTGAGCCTATCGTAACTCTGCTGGTAGTTGTCGCTACGCAACGCCTCGACCCACAGTTGCTTGATGTCTTTCTTCATGTCTCTCCTTACTTGGTGCTGATGAACTTGCTGTACTTACTACCCGAGCAGAAACAGTTGCCGACCTGCTTCTCGCAGAACAAGCAATAGCCACACTCGTAGCAGAACTCCTGCTCCCTGATGCGGTTGACATCTGAACCGAGGTTCACATCGCAGGTGGGGCAGTAGAAGTAGCGGTCGAGGTCGTCGTGCTCGTTACCTGTCTCAATCCAACCACGGAACTCGTCCCACTCGAACACGGTGCCATCTTCTTCGTCGACCCACACATCGGGGTTGTAGTCGAAGTCGTCGGCAGGCGTAACGCCGGTGGTGTTGGTGACATGCGAGGTGTACTTGTACGACTGGGCGTACCACTGGTACTTGTACGAGTTGTTGCTGTACCACACGCCGTGGTCCCAATGACCGTCGCCCTCGTTGACGAGATAGACAGGCTTGGCCAACTGCTTACTCACAGAGATGATGGCCAACTTGCTACCGGCCGCGAACTTCTCCAACTCTGCGAAGTTCTCGGGGTCGTCGAGCACATTGGCAACACCGAGTTCGGGCAACCATTCCTCTGCGAACTGGCGAGTGTCTGACTTGCCATTCTCTTCCTTGATGGGAAGCATGCCGTTGTGTGCGAGGACGATGCCCTCGTCGACGACAAAGGGGTGGCAGTTGTCGATACTCGTAGCACCGTGAGTGGTGATACGCAGATGGAAGATGGCGTGCGCCTTGGGGTACTCGGCTCGCATCTCGTGGAACAGGTCGATGGTACTGTCGAGGTCCATCGAACGGTGGTGGAACAGTTGGTCCTTGATGGCGAGGGCAAAGCCGAAGCCATCAGGATTGTTGGCACCAGCGGTACGCAGATTCTTCTTGCTCGGCGTAGCACCAGGCTTGGCATAGATGAGTAGACACATGTGTAGTTCTCCTTTGTGATGTGATGAAGTGATAGGAACCTATCAGGCCACGCCTCGATGAGACATGAGCGGGTGAAGGTCAGGATAGGTGGCGATGTTGTCGCTAGCCCACGCACTGAACTGCGTCCAGTCAAGCGCACGCTTCGACACTGCGTCGTTGGCCCTGATGTCACGGGTGTACTGCCACAACGCATGGCTGTACTGAATGATGCCCTTGACAGTTGCGGGACGCAGGCTCGAGCGGAAGTAACGCAACTCGACGGTGTTGGCAGGCTGAATGTTCACCGCAACATAGCGGTCGTAGTTCGTCTGCTGACCCTTGGCCATTGCCACACGGTTATCGCCGTTCATGCGTCCGAACTTGGCATACGACGAGCGACGACCAGCGAATCGCTGAATCGCCTCGTAGTTGCGGTCGTGGAAAGTCATGAACTTGTACAGGTGTGAGCCAGATGAGAACGAGTTCTTGCTGATGTGAACATGGATACCGGTGTCGGTACGACTCCACGCACTCATGCCGTACTCGCTGAGTCGACGCAACTTCTCGAACGGGAACATCTCCAAGTGGACACGATAGTCCGCAGGGTGAGTCACGATTTCGAAGCCGTTGATGGAGCCGTCCTCTTTGAGAATGATGTAGTCATTCTCGATACCGTCGAGGAAGAACTCGGCCGCATCGTTGAGGTTGTCCTCGTCGTCGATGTTGGTCTCGACCTCGATGCCGATGTACGGCATGTTGCGCACACGATGACGAGCGATGCCGTTCACCGTCCACGAACGGAAGGTGAGGTTGTCGACCGTGTGATGGTACGACTGAATCAGATGAGAGCGATGCGACTGCGGATAACACTCTCCGTTGTCGCAGTAATACTCATCGGTCCTGTCGGAGTACAACAGGCTGTTGGTCGCCTGTCTGTAATCGCAGTTGCCACACCGCGAAACATACTCGTCCATACACACACGACATGCGAGGTCGGACTCGTAGTCGTTGATGAGATTCGTCCACGACTCGGGGAAGTAGTCACCGCACAGTGAGCACGACTCCCCGCTGTCTTCGTGGAACCAGAGGTGAACACATCGTGAGACAACTGACTGTCCGCTGTCCACGATGTAACTAATCTCACGGTGCCGCAAGAGGTGATGTGGAACCTCGATGCTCATCGCATCGTCACGAGGAATGTTCTCTCGTGTCTCGAAGCAGAGCACCATCTCTGGTGCCTCCTCCTCCGGTACAAAGTCTTCTGATGCTGTCATGTATTTCCTTTGGTATTGCGTGTTCTCCACACGCAGACAACACACGAATGATAGGAACCTATCACTGATGTGCTCTCTGCGTGGGGCGAGACTCATCTCGCCACACGACAGGGTACTAGAACAGTACCTCTTGGTTGCGGTCGGCTCGCCAACGAGCGAGCATGACCCCATTCACACGGAAGTCACGCGCCTCGCAGAATCCGAGCAACGAATCGAGTTGTTCGGCAAACCGAATCGTGTCCTCCACATCGGTGGCGACACGAACGATGAGCCACGAACCACACTCATCGTCAGATTCGACAGCGAGCGTGGTCACCTTCTCGTTGTATTCCCTCATTGTTCCTCCTGTTCGTAGCGTTTGTTGAGCAACACGCGATGGCGGATTGCGTTGGTCAGCATCTCGTTGAGAATGAGTTGTCTGCCAACGACGGCGAGAAGACGAATCTGTTCCCACTTGTCTTCCGTTGTCCACCGCTCGTGGGCAACGAGGTTGAGTTCGTCAAACAACTCGTTCACTTTGCTCTCGTGGCTCATGCCCACAGCCCTGCCTTGTAGCCCTCGTAGAGGCCACCGATTTCGATGCGCTCATCGTGAAGACGCATCTCCGTGCGAATGTCGATTTCGTCCCAGTCCATGCTGTACAACGAATCGAAGTCGGGTTCCTCGTCGTGGCGAGGAATGTACTTGGACTTGTTCATTTCAGTTGTTCTCCTTGTTGTTGTGATTACGGACACGACAGACCACGCACTCGTCGTGGTCGGGAGTGTGCTCGAAAGCCCACTCGGTGATGAGAGGCACGCTCTCATTTGTGTCGTTGTTCATGTGATTTCCCTTTCGGTACACCTGTCTCATCAGACACGGGCGGTGAACTCCGTGTGACGCACCGAAGTGCGTTTCGACTAACGCTTCATGTCCTGCGAAATTGACCACGACACACCGTTTGCGAAACCGCATTGGCAGGTGTACAGCCAGCAGAGCGTTGTGATGTATTGACGGAAATCCATGTGATGTCCTTTCGTTGCGCCTGTCTCATCAGGTGCGGTAGGCGAACTCCGCACGACGCCTCACGGCGTTTCGACTCGTGATAGGAACCTATCACTTGTAGCCCATGGCACGCAGGACGATGTCCTGCTTGGCAGGGGCGAACTTCTTGTTCATCATGAAGATGCGGACGAGGTCGATTTCGTCCTTGCTGAACTTGATGACCTGCTTCTTGCTCGGAGTCGCGTACGACTTCTTGGTCTCACGGGCGTGTTCGAGCGACTTGAACTCGTCGCAAGTGTGGCCCTGCTTGATGAGGAACATCAACTCCATCACATACTGGCGAATGGTGTTCATCTTCCAGTCCTGGCTGACCTTTGCCGATGCGACAGCGTAGGGCTGAGCCTTGCCATCGAACTTGCTCAGGCATTCCTCAGCCGCACTCCACCAACCGGCGAGAGCGGCCTTATTGCCACGACGAATCGCACTCTCGTGCGTGGCGAAGTTTGTCTTGCTGTTCATTTCATTTCCTCCTTGTGATAGGAACCTATCACGGTTGTGGTTGTGGTTGTTCGGATACGAGCGACCAACCGCAACGGGTCGAACCATTCAGCCCGCTGTGCGCTGTTCTCCTACCCTTGCTTCGCACGGTGTAAGTGCGGATACGGAACGCCCCTGGTCAGGGTGCTATTCGACCCCAATACGACGACAAGGGGGGCGCATGGGGGCCCACCGCCAGCCCACTAGACGGAGTCCCTCCGCGCAGAGCCGAATCCACAGATTTCTGGAGGTTGGGGATAGCCCCTGTGGATAACTAGTGGAAGCCAGCGGTGGCTAGTGGCGTTCTGTTCACTATGCAGGGCTTATATATAGCGATGGCGACAGAGTACGTTCCGCTGAATGGGTCGAATGTCGTCGCCAAATGGATGTAATGTTCGTCTTCTCCGACCACATAACCCGTGCTAAAGATATGTCTGTAGGGGTGTTTGGTGTTGAGGTCGTACCACTCGTCTTCAATGCTGAAGGAGTCCCACCATTCGATGATTTGAATGGGGGGTGTTTTGAACTCGGTTTGGCTCATGAGCCTTTGACCCATTTCTTTGACGGCGATGCCGTCTTGCTGGGCGACCATTTGACTTTGTCCGCCCAGTAGGCGGCGGACATGGGACCCTTGGAGATGTTCTTGGCGTGTCGGCTCTTGAAGGCTTCCCGCTGGCCGGCAGTCTGGTTGGTCCTGACCCCCTGTTGGCCGAACCTGATGGTCTTGACCTGGCCGCCTGACTTGGCGACTACGATGTGGGACTTTGTGGGGTGGCCAGGGGTGCGCTTGGGCTTGTTGTAGCCGCTGACGCCAGCCCTGGCGAGGCGAGGGTCCTTGCCGGCCGCCATGTCAGACGTCCATGTTCTGTCGACGTACGCCCTTGCTCGCCTTCTTCTTGGCACCACCACGACGAATAGCGTCAGAGACAGTCTCGCGGCGGGTCACGCCAGCGCCGGGATTTCCGACTGGCTTCTCCTTGCCGTAGCCCTCGTGGTACCGCTTGGACTCGCCCATCTTGACCTTCTTGCCAGTCTTGGCGGCTGCCTTCTTGGCAGCCTCCTTGCCCTTGGCCGTGTACGGGAACTTCTTTCCACCAACAGTGGGCATGTCCCTGCTCCTTCTTTGTCGTCGTTGTTTTTGCAGGGATACTGTATACGGCCAACCGCTGCGCTTTTGGCCGTATCACTGGTGGCCCCTAACCAAAGCGTTACGCGTTACATTGTGCGCTTGTGAAAGGTAACGACGACACCCAGGGGTGATGGGACTCGAAGAAAACATCCTCGACAGCCGACAGGAGGAATACCTGGCTTGGCTGTGCACCGCTCCCTCGGAGCGGCAGCCAGCCTCCAAGGAGGCGTACGCGGCCTCCCTTGGCGTCAATGTGACCACCCTCCGCCGGTGGGAAAAGAAGGAAGTCTTCCGCAAGGCTTGGCAGGCGAGGGTAGACGAAGTCCAGGGGTCGCCTGAGCGAAGCCAGAGACTCCTAGACACCCTCTACGCCAAGGCGCTTGAAGGCGACATCAAGGCCGCCCAGTTGTACCTCCAGGCGACCAACCGCATGGCCCCGCCCACACTGAATGTGAAGACCGACAAGGCGACAGCCGAACTGTCCGATGGCGAACTCGATGACTTGATTGCCGCAATGGCTCAGCGCGAGCGCGAGACGAGGACTCACCTCAAGGCAATGTAACGATGGCCGATTTAGTTGAGTGTCCAAACTGCGGCGAGGAGTATCCGCCACACGCTTGCCGGTGGCGTTGTCCGTACTGTGGTTTGAAAGACTCATGTTGCGAGGGAGAGCCTCGCTTTAGACAAAGGGATGATGACGAATGAGCATTTCGAACTATCTTGAGAACGCACTGCTGGACACTTTGCGCAACCAGTCGTTGGCTGTTGCCAACGTGTACCTGAAGTTGCACACGGGTGACCCTGGTGAGGCTGGCACCTCTAACGCCGCGACAGAGACGACCCGTCAGGCTGTAACTTTTAATGCGGCCAGCGGAGGCTCTATGGCCTCCAGCGCCGCTGTGACGTGGACGAATGTGAGCACGACCGAAACCTATACGCATTGGTCGGCCTGGGATAACAGTACTGCTGGTAACTGCTTGTGGTCGGGCGCACTTAGCGCATCCGCTAGTGTGGCCGCTGGCGACACTTTTCAGATTACTTCGCTGACGCTGACACTTGACTGATAAGGAGCCTTAATGGCTACGAATTTCCCGACGAGTCTTGACTCGTTGACAAATCCAGTTGCGGGTGACACGCTTAGTTCGCCGTCGCATGCTGGTCAGCATGCTGATGCGAACGATGCTATTGAGGCTCTCCAGGCTAAAGTTGGTGTCAATAACTCTGCTGTAACTACCACTATTGACTATAAGTTGCGGAACCTTGATTCTTCGACAATCACTAATGGCTCCTTAACGGCGGCTGTTGTTGACCAGTTGGAAGAGAACTGGAATATTGTTGCCAGCGCGGCTACTGGCACAATTAACTTCGATGTTAAGACCGCCAGTATTTGGTATTACACGAGCAACGCCTCAGCGGACCATACGGTGAATGTGCGTGGCGACGGTTCCACCACCCTGTCCAGCCTGCTTGCGGTAGGTGACAGCATTACGGTCGTGTGGGCAAATACGAACGGTACGACTGCGTATTGGCCCAGCACTTTCCAGGTGGATGGTTCGACTATCACACCCAAGTGGCAGGGTGGTACGGCTCCGACTGGCGGCAACGCGAGCGCGATTGATTTGTATTCGTACACGATTGTCAAGACGGCGGCGACGCCAACTTATACGGTGTTTGCTTCTCAGACCCAGTTCAAGTAGGAGTTTGATATGCCTAATCTTGGTACTAGGTCAAACGCTTCAGCGCGAGCATACGGTTTTGGTGGTGGAGCAAATAAAATTGTTGCCTCTGGTGGAACAGAAACAACTAGCGGTCTATACAAGATTCACACATTCACTTCGTCTGGAACATTTACAGTTTCGGCAGCCCCCGGTGGAGCAACTGTTGACATTTTGTGTGTTGCGGGCGGCGGTGGTGGTGGCGGTTATGTTAGTGCTGGTTATGTAAATGAATGCGCTGGCGGTGGCGGTGGTGGTTTTGTTACGACCTCAGGAACCAGTATTAGTGCTGGAACATATACTGTAACAGTTGGTGCGGGTGGTGCTACTAACGCCAGTGGCAGCGCCAGTTCTATTGGTTCTCTTGCCTCAAGCACTGGTGGCGGATATGGAGGCGCTACTCAATCCGTAGTAGGTGGTGTGACGACCCCCACATCTGGTTCTGCAGGTGCTTCGGGTGGTTCTGGTGGTGGCGGAAGTGGTGGTTTGGGTACAGGTTATTCTGGTGGCGCGGGCGGCGCTGGAACTTCTGGTCAAGGAAATGCTGGCGGTTCAGGTGGAGCCGGTGGCTATACCGGTTCAGGAAAATTTGCTTCTCATACCACCGGGGGTGCTGGTGGCGGTGGGGGTGCAGGCGCGGCTGGAGGCAATGGTGGAGCCGCACCGGCTGGGTCGTATGCGGGACAAAGTGGGAATGGTGGAAATGGCGCAAGCAATTCCTACAGCGGTTCTTCCGTAACATACGCTGGTGGCGGTGGTGGTGGTGGTTCCATTGTTAGTGGTACAAATAATACTGGAAGTGGTGGTACGGGCGGCGGCGGTGGTGCTGGTGGAAATGGTACCGCGAATACTGGCGGCGGCGGTGGTGGAATGCTTAACGCAGGCGCCCCAGGTTCTGGTGGTTCTGGAATTATCATCGTAAGGTACCTCGCATAATGGCTCACTTTGCTCAAGTAGACGCAGATAATCGTGTTGTCCAAGTTCTTGTAGTCCCTGATGACCAAGAACATCGCGGTGAAGAATTTTTGCGCGATGATTTGAACCTTGGTGGTCGCTGGATTCAAACTTCGTACAACAATAAGATTCGTAAACAGTTTGCTGGCATCGGATTTACCTATGATTCCGATGCTGATGTTTTTATTGCTATTCAGCCAAGACCGTGGTTTGTCTTAAATAGTAATTATGATTGGGAATGCCCAATTGGCATTAAACCGCATGACGGGTCTGTTGTAACGGATGACGAATGGCTGTGGTTGGAAAAGGTATTTACTTATGGGAATCCAGCAGAAATGGTTAGGGCAATCTATGCCGTCTGAAATTGTTCACCTCAGCGAAACCTCTTACATTACGATTGACGAATGTCCGCGTGATTATTTCGGCGACGAAAACAAAAAAGCCGAACGGGTTACGCTTTTTAGTAATGGCGAACAGGTTTTAATTTGGGATGTTTTCATGAACGAAGATACCCGTTATGCCCTTTACATAGATGTTGAAGAAAAATTCCGCGATGGTGAATGGTTGAATATTCTTTTAGAAAGCGACCCAATGTCTCTGGGCAGATTCAACCGCGAGTATGCGGTATGGACGAATGTCGGAGAAGTTATGGTCAGCCGTGAGTCATCTTTAGTTGATTTTTTTAAATCAATGAACGATAAAAATATTCTTCGAACTGAAGTTGTTCTTGAACATGGTTTAGAAAATAAAGTAATTAAAATTCAATAATGGCGGCACTATACGATTCCTCAGACCTATATGAAAACTCCTCGTACACATACGAGGGGTATCCTTTGCGCACGGCATCGGGGTCTGGAACTGGAACACAGAACGCTACTGGCGTTCGTGTTCAATTAAGAAGCGCAACTGGTGATGGAACTGGTTCTTCAACCTCTACTTGTGTTCTAACTAAATTAAGGACGGCTACTGGTTCTGGAACTGGAACAGAATCGGCGGACGGGTCAACAGACCACTTCAAGACCGCTAGTGGTTCGGGTGGCGCTACCGCAGGTGATACTGCTGTCGGCAAGTTGATTCCTTGCCGTTTGGCTACCGGTTCTGGCACTGGTGGTTCTGATTCGTATGGTGCGTCCGCCCAGTTGCGTACCGCAACAGGTGCTGGCACGGGAACAGAACTAGCATCTGGTTACAAGACAAGTGTGCGCGTCGCCATAGGCGACGGCACCGGGACGCAAACCGATACCAACTATAAAACCAGTATTCGTACTGCCACTGGAACAAACTCTAGCGGTTCTTCTTCTAGCGCCCAGTCACAGTTTTTCCGTGCCGCCACTGGTTCTGGTGGAGCAACCGCAGGCGACCAGGCTATTGGTCTACATACACACCTTAGGTTGTCAACGGATGCTGGTAGTGGAACATCAACTAGCAATGGTCTGCTAACGCATATTCGCACTTCAACTGGTGCTGGTGTTGGAAATGAATCTGCTAGCGGCTACAACACAAGCATCCGCTCCGCAATTGGGGATGGACTTGGTTCAAGTAGCGCGAATGGTTTCAAGACTGTTATCAAGACGGCCTCTGGGTCTGGCACTGGAACATCGTCTGCTACTGGCATTAAGTATGTGTTTAAAACTGCGACTGGTGCTGGTGGGGCTACTGCTGGCGATTCCGCTAGTGGGTTTACGACGCGACCTCGTACGGCGACAGCCGGTGGACTTGGTTCCGCTGTTGCCCTTGGATTGCATGAGCATAAGCGTGGCGCTACGGGCGCTGGCACAAGTGGGCAGACCGCAATCCGCAACCACATTCACATTCGCGTGACTGCCTCTGGTGGCGCTGGCTCTCTCGATGTTGCGCTGTGGAAGAACGCAGGTGAATACATGGACCGCGTTATCAGAATGCGTCCAGTCCAGGGTCCAGGCTTCCGCAAGAAAGTCAACTACTCCTCCAAGAGATAATCATGGAACTAACCGAACTGCTCAACGAGCGGGAATGGCGGGCCTGCCGAGGCCCGTCTGACGCTAGCATCGACCAACTTGTCGAAGCATTCACTTACTTCTGCGAGAACTATTGGGCGATTAAGCATCCTGAGCGTGGACGGATTATGTTTGAACTGCGTGAAGCGCAGGTCGAAACAATCCGCGCCTGGATGACCAACCGTTATAGCGTCGTGCTCAAAGCCCGCCAGATTGGATTTTCCACCCTGGCGGCAGCCTACGCATTCTGGCTTGCATTCTTTTGGCCAGACAGATTTATCGTCATGCTTTCGCGCACCGAGCGCGAAGCGGCCAAGTTGCTGCAGAAGTCGAAGTACGGCTACAAGTTCTTGCCTTCATGGCTCAAGCAGCGTGGCCCCCAGTTGACTTCAGACAACCAGTTGAAGATGACATTCGCCAATGAGTCTGCAATCGAGTCGCTGCCTTCGGGCAATGACCCTGCTCGTGGTGAATCCGTGTATTTGGTTGTCGTCGACGAGATGGCGTTCTTGCCAAACAGCGAGGAAGCCTGGGCCTCCATCGAGCCGATTGCTGACGTTGGCGGTCGCGTAATATGTCTGTCAACTGCTAATGGTTCTGGAAACTTCTTTCATCACCTTTGGGTCGGCTCCCAAACTGGAACCAATAACTTCCAGGGAATCTTCTGGCCGTGGTCGGCCGGCGACAGAGACGAGGATTGGTATGAAGCCAAAGAGAAGTCGATGCCTTCTTGGCAGTTGCACCAGGAGTATCCTCGAAATCCTGAAGAGGCATTCATTAAGTCGGGTAATCCTGTTTTCGATGTGGACGCTTTGCGCACATTGGCTACTGAGGAGCCACGGCGGGGCTATGTACATGTCATCTCCCGAAAGAACATGGAATACCGAGACACTCCCGATGGAGAATTTAGAGTCTGGGCAGAGCCAGACTTCGAGGGAGTTTACGTCATCGGTGCAGACGTGGCGGAAGGGTTGGCTCATGGAGACTACTCGTCTGCACATGTAGTGGACGCTCGCGACCGTAGCGTCGTGGCACATTGGCATGGCCACATCGAGCCAGACCTGTTCGGGGACCTGCTGGCTGAGATTGGCTACTGGTACAACGGGGCGCTTTTGGGCGTGGAGAACAACAACCACGGTCTGACCACCCTGAAGGCGCTTCAGCGATACGGCTACAAGAATATCTACCGCACCCGCAGACTCCAGCAGCGCAATCCCGAGGCCACGGAAATCCTGGGTTGGCGCACCACTACGGCCACCAAGCCGCTGGCCATCGACGAACTGGCTGCCGCCATTCGTGATGGGGACATCGGATTAGCGGATGCGCTTACAGTCCAGGAACTCATTACCTTCGTCCGCCAGGCCAACGGCAGGATGAACGGCTCCCCACACGACGACAGGGTGATGTCACTGGCAATTACCTGGCAAATGCTCAAGTATGTCTGGCTCCCAGAGTACCGGACCGAGGCTCCGCCCCCCAGGTATTCGCTGAATTGGTTCGAGAAGTTCTTGGTCAGCGAGGACGAGCCGTTCAAACGGGTGCCAATCGGGGCATACAACGCCAGAAACCGTGGGTAACGACCGGGCATAAAGATGATGGGTGCTACAAAATGTCTCGAATGTGGAGATTTGTTCTCCTTTGATGTCATGCCGCGCCGTGGCGCGGTGTGCTTTAAGTGTCATGTCAAGGGCATTCGCCTCGGGTTTAGCCACGGCAAGGCAGATTTTCATGGTCCCACCATCCGTGAGCGCCAGCGACAGCAGGAACGCCAGGCAGCAGAGGCCGGAATCAAGGCCGAACCTATTGGGCAGCGCTGGGTGTAAGCCGTGTGGTGGGTTTCTATTGTCGTCGCCGTCATTGGCGGTCCCTTGATGTGGGGGCTAAGCAGGTTTGACAAGCGGAATACCCAGCAACACGCGCAGAACCAGGAGGTTCTGCTGCGGATTGAGTCGAAGGTCGACCACATCGACGAGCGGCTGGACGACCATATCGATTATCACCTAAAGGAAGGGTTGTAGTGAATTATCGTGACGCACTTAAGCGTGGTATTGCTACTTTCATTGCTGGCGCTACCGCTTCTCCGCTGACCTCGGCGGTCTTTGATGTCTCGTTCTTCAAGGCGGCCGGCATTGCCGGCCTGATTGCCGTGTGGAACTGGCTTGCCCGCGTTGCTCAGGCATGGAAGGCAGACAATGGCACGGTTGTCTAATTCAGAATTGCTGTCTCGTTATCGCCAGCACATCGCCAAGTCGAAGCGCTGGCGGCGCGAAGAGGGCTACGACGACACCTGGCGTCGGCTTATCGACATGTACCGTGGTCGGCATTACGAGTTTGCCACTGACGAGGACCGCCTGTTGGTGAACGTCGCCTTTGCGACGGTCAACGTCATTAGCCCCAGCGTCTCCGTGAACTACCCCAAGATTGCAGTTAACGCTCGCAAGTCCGAGGATGCGGCTCGAGCCATCGTGACCGAGGCTGTCGTCAACTACTGGTGGAAGCACTACAAGGTCAAGCCCGAGTTCCGCCGCGCGGTCAAGGACTTCCTTGTCCTTGGCCACGCATGGCTGAAGGTTGGCTACCGCTACGTCGAAGAAGAGGAAGTCCCTACCGCTGACGACGCCTCGACAGTCAACGAGGACAACCTCATTACGCCAATTACCATTGTCCGTGATGACCGCCCGTTCGTTGAAAGAGTGTCGCCGTTTGACGTATTTGTTGACCCAGACGCAACCAGCGAAAGCGACATGCGATGGATTGCGCAGCGAATCCGTCGACCCCTGAAGGAGATTAAGGCCGACAAGCGGTACAACCGAACCGCTCGTGAGAACTGCTCGCCTTCCTCGACCTCCAGGTTTGTCGACGAACCTGACCGCAAGAAGACTTGGGATGAATCGCATCAGTACGCCGATGTGTGGGAGTTCTACGACCTGAAGACTGGCTACATGTCGGTATTCACCGAGGGAGGCGACCAGTTCCTGGTCAAGCCGACCAAGATGCCGTACGCATTCGGTCATCCATTTGTGATGATTCGCAACTACGACATTCCCGATTACTTCTATCCGCTTGGTGACCTGGAAGCCATCGAGCCCTTGCAGCGAGAACTCAACGAGACTCGTACCCAGATGATGAACCACCGTAAGCGGTTCTCGCGCAAGTATTTGTTCCGCGAGTCTGCGTTCGATGCAGATGGTCGGTCGGCATTGGAATCCGACTATGACAATGTGATGGTTCCTGTCGCGTCTGACGAAAACATCAACAATGTTGTAGCCCCGTTCCCCGCTGTTATTACCCCGCCCGAGTTCTACAATCAGTCGCAGTTGATTCAGGCTGATGTTGAGCAGATTTCTGGAGTCACGGAGTACCAGCGAGGTGGCCTGCCCGAGATTCGGCGCACGGCCACCGAGGCGGCCATCATGCAGGACGCGGCTAACGCTCGTGCCGCCGACAAGTTGGCGACTATCGAGGGCTGTATCGCTGCCGTGGCCGAACGCCTCGTGGCGTTGGCCCAGCAGTTCATGACCGGCGAACAGGTCGCCCGTGTATTTGGGCGGGATGGCGAACCGATGTGGGTCACCTTTGACCGCGACTTCATCGCTGGCCAGTTTGACTTTGAGGTTGAGGCGGGTTCGACCGCCCCGGTCAACGAGTCCTTCCGTCGACAGATGGCCCTGCAGATGGTTGACGCAATGGCCCCGTTCGCTTCTGCTGGAATCGTCAATACCCAGCGACTGGCTGCTCATGTGCTTCAGTTCGGTTTTGGTGTCAAGAACCCCGAGGAGTTCCTGCAGGAAGCACCAATGATGCCCGAGCAGGGTGGGGCGATGCCGCCCAATGTGGCGGCTCCGCCCGCATTGGAGGCTCCCGTTGGGGTGGCGGGTGGGCCGATGGGTGAAATCATCGCCCCGCCTGGTGCTTCGCCCACCGAATTGAGTGGCGTGGACCCCGCAATCTTGGCGGCTCTCTCATCTCGCATGGGTATTGGCCTGCCAAATATGGAGTAGCAGGTAACGATATCTGCTATTGGATAGAGCAACCGAGTAGGACTCTAGGAGAAACAAGTGAGTGAATTTAATGATGTCCACGTTGACAGCCCCGCCGAGGAAGGCGGACAAGTTGCAGAGGTGGACGGGGCCGAGGACTTCGAGGCACCCACTCTAAACATCGATGAGTTTGCGGACCACTATGTGACCGTAAAAATTGATGGAGAAGATGTGCGTGTCCCGCTGTCGGAGGCGGTGGCTGGCTACAGTCGTCAAGCGGACTATACCCGCAAGACGCAGGAGTTGGCCGAGCAGCGCCAACAGTTGCAGTGGGCTTCTGCAATCCAGGCAGCACTGGAGAACAACCCAGCGCAGACAATCGAATTGTTGTCCAATCATTACGGCATTTCCAAGGCGGAGGCTAAGGTCATGGCAGACGAGTGGTCGACAGGCGAGGACTCGTGGGTAGACCCGGTTGATGCAAAGATGTCCGAACTTGACAAGAGGATTCGGGCGTTCGAGGAGCAGCAGGCTTATGCGAAACTGGAACGAGATGTTCAGGCTCTGCAAACCAAATACGGTGAAGACTTCAACCCCCAAGAAGTGGTTGCTGCTGCGCTTGCGCAGGGCAACAACAACCTGGAGGCTGTGTATAAGCAAATCGCTTTCGACCGCGTGGCTACGAAGGCAGAAGCCGCCAAGCGGCTCGCTGCCGACAAGACGGCACAGGAAGAGAAAGTGATTGAGGCCAAGCGAAACGCCAGCGTGGTGTCGAGCGGTTCCTCTGCCAAAGCAGCGAAGGAAGAAGTTGGAGCCATCCGTTCTGTCTCAGACGCCTGGGCTGCCGCCAAAAAGCAGTACGGCGTCTCCAACTAACAAGGAGTAACTACAATGGCTGGAAACGCTTCATTCGACGCGCTTCTCTCAACGACTCTTGCGAACTACCGCAAGCAGTTGACCGACAACGTGTTCACGGCTCGTCCGCTGACCTACTTCCTCATGGATAAGGGTCGCATCCGCATGCTGGATGGCGGTACGAAGATTGTTGAGCCGCTCATCTACGGTCAGAACTCGACCGTCGCCTCCTACTCGGGCTACGACACCCTGTCGTTGACCGCCCAGGAAGGCATCACCGCCGCTGAGTACGATTGGAAGCAGTACGCTGTGTCCATCGCCATCTCGGGAATTGAAGAGGCGAAGAACAACGGCGAAGCCGCTGTCCTCAACCTGCTCGAAGCCAAGGTCATGCAGGCCGAGGAGTCGATGCGTGAAGGCTTCAACCAGATGTTTTTCAGCAATGGCACCGGCAACTCGGGCAAGAACTGGAACGGCCTCGGCAACCTCGTGTCGTCGGTCGGAACCGTTGGTGGCATCAACCGCGCCACCTCGGGCAACGAGTTCTGGCGCTCGTACGTGAACGCCAACGCTGGCGCTCTCACGCTCGGCAAGATGACCACGGCGTACAACACCACCTCGGTTGGCAACGACCACCCCGACATGGTGCTGACCACCCAGACCCTGTTCGAGAAGTATGAGTCGCTCCTGCAGCCGCAGTTGCGCTACACCGACACCAAGACCGCAGACGCTGGCTTCCAGAACCTGCTGTTCAAGGCTGCTCCCGTGGCGTATGACGTGCACTGCCCCGCTGGCTACATGTACTTCCTCAACAGCAAGTACCTCACCCTGGTGGGTCACTCGGGCAAGTGGTTCTCGAACACGGACTTCGTCCGTCCCGAGAACATGGACGCCCGCTACGCGCTCATCATGTGCTACGGCAACTTGACGGTCCGCAACGCCGCCAAGCAGGGTGTCATCACCGACGCTACCGCCTGATAGCCCGCCCATTACAGGGCACAAACAGGAGGGGGTGGTCTGCCGTAGGGCGGCGGGCCACCCCTTCTTTGAGAAAGGAACAATATGCCCCCCTCACCCAAGCCCAGCCCCAAGAAGCGCCCCAGCCGTAGCAGCACCGCTGATACGATGAATACCCGCATCGCAGGGAGAAAACTCAAGGCAGTCGGAGATTATTACACCGCCCAGGATGTTTCCACATCTGGTCGAGCAGGAATCCGGACGCGCAAGGCCGTTGCTGCCAAGCGAGTTGGGCAGTTGAATCGCGCTGCGGCCAAGAAGATTGGCTCCGAAGGGCCCAAGGCACCCAAGCCGCGCAACGCCCAGCGCAATAAGTACGCTCGCTGAGTAACGCTCCAGCCTTTTAGTGATGGCTGGAACACCTGTTTACTCTTACCACGGCACACCGGCAACGGTCGGGTCGCGCCCCTACGCTACGGCTGATGCTCGGCCTGCCCCCGCTGGTGGCATGCCATACATCGGTCACACGCGCTGTATTGCCAACAACGAAACCTGCGATGGGCCAAGGGCAAAGGGAACCGAATACTGCATCGGCCATCTGCGCAGCATGGCCAAGGAGCAACTGAATGAACCTGAGTGACATTCGGTCCAAGGTCCGAACCATCACAGACATGGACACCACGGACCTGCCCAATGACCTGCTAGACATGTATGCCAAGGACGGCTACGAGCGCATGATTGCGCTCGAACGCCGCTGGCCGTTTTTCCAGAAGTCATACTCGCTGTCCACCGTCGCTGACCAGAGAGAGTACCTCATCTCGTCCATTGGGACTGGAGATGCGCTGGAAATTACTTCGGTTGTCGACACTACCAATGGTGGGCAGCGATTGACCTTGATTGCCCATGAGGATGCCGAGGCCGTGTGGAACGGTTCGTCCGACCTGACTGGTCGGCCCCTGCACTTCTCCATCTGGGAAAGTCGGATTCATCTGTGGCCCAAGCCCAACGCCGTGTATGCGCTGTCGCTGCGCGGCTATCGCAAGCCAGTTGACTGGACGGCCAATACGTCGACAGCGGTTGACGCTGACGACCGTTTGCACCAGGCAATTGTTTACTATGTTGTTGCCCAGGTCTACCAACTTCAGGAGGATGTTGAACTCGCTACGTTCTATCGCAACTCTTTTGATGAAGCCGTTCGCCTTGTGGCTAGCGACATTATGCGTCCTTCTTCTCATCGCCCGCTGATTCTCAGCGGCTCTCGATTCCACGAGACGCAAGATGGCTGGCAGTACCCCGTCTATTACTGATGATTCAAACAATCGCTGTCAATGACTTCACTGGTGGGTTGAACTACCGAGCCGACGCATTCCAGTTGGCCAACAATGAATCGCCAGACATGCAGAATGTCGACGTTGACCCGCGCGGCGGATTCTCCTCGCGTGGCGGAATCATTGATTATTCGACAGCGGCGGTTGGTGGTGCAACCGCTGGTGCGTTTACGCCCAGGCGGTTGTTCGGATGGGACGGCGCATACAAGCACCTGATGATTGCAGCCAACGACAAAGTATTCTGGACGGCAGACGGTATAATTTCGTCTTCCATCAGCAACACCGACAACCCGTACGGCGCATCGTTCGCACCATGGGCAGTTGGCTCGAGTTCGCTGGTCTATATTGCGTGTGGTCACAGCAATGTTGGCAAGAAGTGGAGTGGAACTACAACCACAAGCCTGACCGCAAGCGCTACTGGCGCTTGGCAGGATTCGTACGCATCGCCAACTGGAACGCACATGCCCAAGGCGAATCTCGTCGCAACACACCTCGACAGGCTGTGGGTCGCTGATACCAACGAGAACAGCACGTCCTACCCGAACAGAATCCGATTTTCACATCCAGGATTTGCTGAGTCTTGGCGCGAACTGGATTACATCGACGTGACTGGTGGTGGCTCTGGCATTACCGCCATCATTCCATTTGGCGACCAATTGCTTATCTTCAAGAAGCGTGCTGTCTACGCACTCATGGGGTACGACGAAGAAACATTCCAGTTGGTGCCATTGACAACGGAGATTGGTGCGGTCAATGCCCAATGTGTCGCCGTCACGGAACAAGGCGTGTTCTTCTTCTCGTGGCCCGATGGGCTGTTTGTTTACAACGGAACCGCTTTTACTGATTTGTTTGTTCCACTTCGCCCGCTCCTCCAGACGGGCGAAATCACCGAAACTTCGATGGGTGGAGTTTATGTTTCTTGGGTTGGCCGGCGCATCTTTGTATCCCTACCTCTGGGCGTGGACCCTCAAGATATTGAAACATACAACCAGTCCACAATTACCTACGACAACGCGGACACGAAGTACGGCGGCAACACGAGAGCCACGACACCAACCGCTTCGTTTGTATGGGACCAGACCATTCGTGAGGGCGGAGCCTGGACGAAGTATGTAACTGGGGATGGCTACGGATTGGGACCTGGCATTGATTTTATTCAATCCACGGGTAGACGAGTGCCTGTATTCGCCCACGTTTATCAACCGGCAATTATTGAAATCAATAAGCAGGATATTCACACCGATACTATTCGTGGGACCGAGCACACATTCGACGCTTACTATTACACGCGGTGGCAGGATGCCGACGCATCGTCGGCCAAGAAGTTCTGGCGACGACCAGAGATGGTCGTTCGCCAACTCGGACACAACACCACTATTGATGTCGAGGTTTACCACAACTGGAATCGCGCGACGACAGATAGGTCATTCTCGGTGGCGCTAGATGCCCGCGAGATTGGTGGCGGCTACGAGTCGTGGGTATCCCCCGACCTTGGTTCGGACTTGGCCAAGGGAAATAATCTTGGTCTGGCTAACAGCGTGCAGTTGAAGATTTCTACCAATGGTTCAAACCCCTGGGGAATAAACTCCATCTCGTTCAAGTTCAATCCTCGTCGGGTCAGGGCATAATGCCTCGCAAACTATTCACCGCACCGACAGCGCAGTTTTTGACCGGGGAAAATGCCCGCCCATTGCGGTGGATTCTCGGGGCACTTAACGAGTACTTCAAGACTCACATCGGTTTCTGGGGCCGTTATACGGGAACGACAGACGCAAATGGGCGTCTGGTCATTACCCATAATTGCGGGTTTGAACCCGAGGCCGTCACCGTCACGGAGCACTATGTGGACTCCGCCCCCCACGATATGGGGCCATTCCACCTCCACAGTTTTGACGCTACGACTATTGACATTCATTTTTTGACCAAGTCAGGGCAGGACAGGACCAACCACAATGTTGAGGTTTGCGTTCATTTCGTGCCCTTTACCTCGTGAAACGATAAAGGGTATTAGTGATGGCTGCATATACGGACCTAGGACTATGGTGGAGTGGACAGCAGCGCCCCGCTGCCCAGAAGCGGGACGCCACGCTGGCCATGAACTCCTATGCCCGCTTCCTTTCCCAGCAAAGGGGTAACCGCCAGGCAATGGACATTGACGTGGCGGGAACCAAAGGTCTGGGCAAACTGGGCGCTTCATATGCTCAGCGCGGTTTGACCTCGTCTGGAATCCGTGAGCGTGGACTTGGCGAGTATGGCGCTGGATGGCAGCGACAGAAGCAGGATGTCCTGACTGAGATGGGTCAGAAGTTGCAGGAGTTGAATCTGCAGGACGCGGCCGCCGTAGCGGAATATGACGCATTAATGCAGGAGATTAACCGCGAAAAGGAACGTCGAATTATTGAAGCGGCAGCGGCCCTGAGTGGCTTTGGCCCGTTCTTGGGGAGTTGATTATGGCAGTTCGTAGAACCGGAAGTGCAGATGCAATGGAAGGAAGTGCACTGGCGCGTCAGCAAATTGCCGCTGGGCGCACTATTTCGCAACCTTGGGGCGAACAGCGTTCTGCCATCACTGGCACTGGCGCTGGCAGTCGGGGTCAAAGCCAATTGCCATTGACCCAATATGAACGCACAATGGAGGCAATTAGAAACGTGCCCGCTTCATTCTGGATGGGCGGCCAAACATCGGGTACTCCATCCGGTCAGGGTGGAGGCCAGACATCAGGTGGAGGCACGACGACAGGCGGGGGCAGTGCACCAGAAATCAGAGTTCCGCAACCAACGGCACCAGCAGCGCAGTCTTCCAATGTGGACACATTGAGCAAGATGTATGCCGATGCCCTTGCCGAACTCCAGCGCCAGTACGGCGTGTCGCAGGAAAATATCAATGCGGCTATTGGCCGCATGGAAGCCGACCCGTACAACCGAGCCAATGCTTACGCCAATCTACAGATTGCTGCCCCCCGTGTCGCCGCAGACCCTCTTGCTGAGTACATGGCTGCCGCCGGTCTGTCCGGTGGCCAGTCGGCTGCAGCCCAACAGTTGTCGCAGGCCGAAGCCGACGCCTACCAGCAGGCGGTCAGAAATATGGCCAATATTATGACCACCTCGCAGGAGCAGGCAAACCTGTCGAGGTTGGCCGACATTGGGTTGATTCGCACAGGCGCTCAGCAAGACCTGGAACAGAACTTGAACATGCTTCGCCTTGGCTTGGAGAAGGAGCGTATTGGTGCTGTAACTGGATTGCAGCAACAGAATCTCCAGAATCAGTTGAATATGCGCAACAATATCGCTAGTCAAATTTCTAATATCTTTAGCGGACAGAATGTTGCGCCAGAATCAATTCTTAAATTGATTGAGGCAGCGCTGGCGAAGACAAATACGAATCGTTGGGCGACGGCATGACACCCGAAGAAGAGGCAATGCTTGCGTACATGATGGGCTACGGTACCTACGGCCTGCCATTAATGCCAAGCGCGGCATCGCAATTGAATCTCGTGCAGGATGCTGGCATGATGACGTTTGACCCCGTCTTCATGTACAACTCAGGTTTGATTACGCCCGACATGCTGTTGATGCAGATTCGCAATGCCACGCATGAACCGGTTGGCGATGCGAATGAATACGATTATGAGTCAATGCTCAATCGCGCGTCAGCCGCTGGTGAACAGGAATTGCTCCAGGGCATGAGCGACATTATGAATGGCGTCAACACCGCCAGCGGTTATGTCCGTAGGCTGAAGGCAAAACTACTGGACGCCGACCCCGAGACATCCTCTGCCCGCATGTCGTTGTACGACAGCATGCAGAGTGAACTCGAGAAGTTTGAGAAGGTGTGGAGCAACTACCAGATTGTCGAAGAGAAGCGGCAAACTGGAGAATACTTTATTGACGAGTCAACTGGGATGCTGATGAAGCCTCTCCTTGGCGAAAAGGCCAGAGAGAATCTTCGTGCTATGGGATGGAAGGGTCCGTTGTCGGAACCTGAGTTCTGGCGAACCATTCCAGATATGGCGACCGTGGACCAGGCGGCGAAACTGCAGGAGCAGTTGCGCCCGCAGATGGAAGCGTATGAGCGCGACCAGGAGATTGTTGAATCAGGCTGGAAGACCCGCGGCTGGAAGGATATCGAAGACGCGTACCAGCGCGCCCTCACCCAGTTCAGCATGCCACAGACGACGCGTCAACTTGGTTACGAAGAACTTGGAACCATCAATGGATTCAATGTAATTCTTCGCCAGGAAGAGGGAAAGACAAAGGCGTATAGGTACGACTCAAACGGCAAACTCAAGGCCATTTCTCAACCGTTGAGTGATACAGAAATATCTCAATTGCGCAATGAATCCGCTGACAGAAAATACAATCCCGGAAAATACCGCCAGGAAATCAAACTTCCCAATAGCGGAAAAATTGTGTATGAAGCGGGCAAGTCTTATCTCGAAACTACCGCACCTGGCGGCAGGCCCACAACAAGAACTGAAGTCAAATCTTCGACAAAGCAACCGACGCAGGAGCAGAAGTCGCAGGACTACTGGGCCAGGCAGGCTGCTTATTACACAGCCAAGGGTATGGGCGAAGAGCGCCAGAGGAAGAAGGAAGTTGCCGCAAATGCTGAAGCGCAAGTTGCGGCCAAAATGTTAGAAGCCCAACAGAGGGGAACAGTCCCTGCTTTGCAGTGGTTGCAGCGTATGCCGCAGTTGGCGGCACTCGCTGCCATGCCGGCTCCTGAAAAGCCAAAAGCAACTCGTCCAGCACCGCGAGTTCTTTCGGACCAAGAGATTGACACAATGGCCAACATGATTGCTGGAGGAATGCAGTAGTGGCGACTTGGGAGGAAATCCTAAACGCAAATCCCAGGACTACGGCGACAGGAGGGCAGAGGACTACACCCGCTGTTGTTCGTCGCAGTGATGTCATGCGGCTACCACCTCCGACGAAGACGGAGAGTTGGTCGCTTGGTGCTGACAAGCCCAAGAGCAAGGAAGCCGGTGGACTCATGGGTGTCCTCCAGGACATTCTTGAGAGTCCTGTCGGCAAGGTGGTTGGCAAGGCTGGAGAGATTATCTCCTTGCCCGGTCGCGTTATTCCTTCTGTTGCTCAGGAAATTGCTGATGCACTCGACAGTGACCCAAACACCAATGCTTCGTGGAATGACCTTGGCAAGCAAATAACTGACCCGACATTTGGATGGGGAACAGTATTCGGTGATGTGTTCTCGGATGACAGTTTCTGGGGTAGGTGGGGCAACAGAGCGCTAGGTTTTGTTGGTGACATTGTCACCGACCCCCTGACGTACGTTACATTTGGTGGCAGTCGAGCGCTCCGTATTGGCAGTGAAGTCGCTGGCGAAACTGCCGAACAGTTGTCGAAGCGTGCTGCACGCATTGGATTTAATCCAGTTACTGGGCGTTCGGGACGTGAGGCTCTTGCCGTTCGCGTTCTCGAAAAGACTGGTGATGCGGACCTCGCAAAGAGGGCGTACCGCTATGGTCGTTCAGCATTGGCGGACCAGAAAGATGAAGTGTTCGAGACGCTTGGAATGGACCGAGCCGGCGTCTACTTCATGGGTCGTCGCGTTGGATTCACAAGAACTGGCCAGGCCCTTGAAGGCTCGCTTGCTTCTATGCGCACGTGGTCTGGCGACCACTTGTTCAAGCGTGCAGCAGATGTATTTACGCCCGACGATGTTGCGGATGCTAGAAAGGCTCTGGCTCGTGGCACGGCACCGACTGAACGCGCTGCAAAATATCTACACATGGTTGTATCGGACAACACCAGACGCAAGGCCGTTGGCGCAGCATCGCGCAAGGCTTCTGCCCTTGTTGACGGACTCATCAAGGAAGTCGGTGAAAAGGATTTCAGGGCGGCAACGCCCAATGTGCGGAAGATTCTTGAAGGAGAACTTCCGTTTGTCGACCCCGTGACAGGTCTTGCGACGACAGTTGAACAGCGCGTTGCCGGCAAGTTGCGCGATTGGTTTGATGTGCTTTGGAATGATATTGATACTGCGGCCAAGGCCGTTGACCCGGCTTACGAAGCCAGCAGGGTCAAGAACTATTTCCCTCACATGATGACGGACGATGCTCTGTTCTATGTGACGAGCAAGAACACAAAGAACACATCGGCATTGAGGGAGATTCTGTTCAACCCCCTCGATAATGCTGGTTCGTTCAAGCACAGAATGACACTCGACGATGAGTTCTTCGGGGTTCCCCTCAAGGATATTGATGGGCCAATTACCGTCGACAGGCTGAATAAGATTGCCAACGATGCTGGTTTCAAGGGTGAGTTCTTTGAAACAAACGCAGCAACGGTCATGCAGAAGTATGTTGGTTCGTACGCAGAGCAGATGGGCTTGATTGCGCGAAAGCAGTATCTGGTCGAGAAGGGCGTTTTCCAGCCCCTGTCCGATGTACTCAAGAAGTCAGACCCACAGGTATTGAAGGACGCCAAGAAGGCGCTGAAGTTGGCTACCGAACGCCGCACTGCCGCAATTTCTTCTGCGGCAAGCAAAGCCCGTGAGGCTTTGTCTGCCGTGAACAAGCAGGCTTTGACTGCTGCTGGAATCTACGACGCGGGCATCCTCCTTGATGATGCTATTGCGGACATGCTCGAACACAGCAATCGTTTGTCTGCCTTGTATGAAGAAGTGCCCGATGTAATTCGTTCCCTTGAATCCGATTACGAGGCTGTCGTCGCTCGCCTTGAATTTGCACGCGCCGCACTCACCGAGCCGCAGGCTCGGCTCGAAGATGTCCAGCGTGCGCTTGTGCGCGCAGAGGCCGATGCCCAGCGTCTATTCAACATTGAAGAGGAGATTGGCAAAGTCGGGGCATTCATTCAGGAAAACCTCGACAAGATTATGAACGAGGGTTCATTCTCTGGTAGCGACGCAATTACCAATCTTGCTAGGGAATTGAAGGAAGCGGTATCGACCGGCGTACCCGTCGATGTTGAGGGTAAGCGAGTCGAGGCGCTTATTGCCGCCTCCAAAGAATCATGGTGGAAGGTAGCAAACCCCGACAACAGCATTACTGTCGATTCGCTCAAGAATATGAGCGAGAAGCGGGTTGCCGAAATAGTTGAATCATCAATCCGTGGCAATGCCACAGTTGGGGAGATGCGTCAGGCATTGCTGTGGGTTGCTTCCGCCAACCCTCGCCTGCGTACATCTCAGCCCGAAATGTGGGAGTCGCTGTTTGGACCCAACGGCGTAATGAGAAAAGCCGCAGACGCAGACAGAATCCATAGGAGTCTCAACGAAAGCCGATTCAAGGGTCGTCGTGCGGCGACAATTGCGGCACGACGCTCTAATTTGATTTCAGCGGAGCGTTCGCTTGCCGTTGGCATCAGAGAGTATGTTGCTTCTCGCAGGCTTGCCAACGAATTCCTGAACGCCGATACCGTCATGGGGCGCGCAATTGCTGACGCAAAGATTGCTCAGCCTATGGACAGATTGGCCGAACTGCTGGTTCGGCCCGAGTACATGGCAGTACGCCACTACTTCGATGGACTTCTTGGTCTCGCTGAAGATGCGGGATTCCAGGGAGTGCCCAGGGAATTGGATGTCGACGACATCATGAAGATTCTCAAGGGCATCGGTTCGAACTTTGAAAACTCCAAGTCAATTACCGTCACGGTTGGATACGACACGACTGGCAAGATTGGCTCGAAGGCCATTGAGAAGTCGCTCACTATTGACATGTCGAACATGGTCGATGATGTTGAATGGCTGATTCGCTATGGTGACAACGACGATGTTGATTCATATATCGAAGGAATTACCAGGGGGACAATCACCGACAGCATCACCGTGCCGACGCAGAAGTCACGCGGTGCTCGGCGTGGTGGGAAGATTGTTGACATCGGTAAGGAAAAGCGCCCGGTTGATGCGGGCAAGGGAGCGCGTGACCGGCTGCAGGCCAGGATTCTGGGCTTTGAAGATAGTGCGGAGTTCCGTGAAGAACTTGCTGAAAAGGCTTTGCGCGAAGGCGATGCGCTTGGGTCGGCGATTCAGAGCGTAAAAGCAATTGGTAATTATTTTGATGCCAATGCAATCAAGAAATCTCTTGTTGAAGTAGTGAAGCGCGAGGCCAGGGAGAATTCTCTTCGTGGCCAGTTGCAAGCACTCGATGCAGAAATCGCACGCGAATTCCCGGACATCCCCGTTCAGTACTTTGGTACTGAAATAAACAAGCGTGGCAAATTGATTGGGGGTGTCCGAGACGTAGCGGATGTTGTCCGCTCCGACTCGTCCGACCAATTGCAAGACCTGTTGACAAAGTTGTGGTTTGTTGCTGATGTTGAAAAGCGCATTGCCGCAACTGTCGATGTATATGCATCGGCCAATATGGTGCCGGGTCTTGGTGTTGTCCAAGAAATTTACAATCGCGTTGCTCGTGATTTCCTGGACCGCATTGGTTCCGTATCCGAAAGCCAGGCCAATGCCTGGAGCGCTCTCAGGGATATTCAGTACAAGATTCTCAACGGCGAATACGACAGCCCGGCTAAGGCATACGAGGCAATTGAAGAAGCAATTAAGACTCCAGCCATTTCCCGTGCTGTTGCAAAGGCGCGAGGCAATGCTGATGCGCCTAGACTTCTTCGCAAGTTGAATCAGTTTGGTGGACTCAGAAGTAGTACCGTAGAGTTCAAGGAACTCAAAGCGACTAATCTCGATGTCGCCCAGTCGATGCGCAAAGAAATGATAGAGGAATTGCGCGATTGGTACCAGGCTGTATTTCCTGGAGCAAAGCGCAATACTGGGCTTCCTATAATCAAGGAACAACTAGAAATTATTGTCAAGTCCGAGCCTGGTGTCAAGCGCAAGATTGGCAATAAGTGGGTTACGGTCGAGCGCTATGGACCAAATGCTTCGATGGAAGAACTGTCGTCGTGGTTGGCTGAAACAATCAAGTCAGTCGGGGGTGACAACAGGTCAACGCGTCGTAATGTTTTGTGGCTCCAGCGTGCGGCAGACCCGTTTATTGACCCATACGACAAGGCGGTGTTCGGCTCTCGTCAGTGGAACGTAAATGTTCCATCTTCACTTGGAGCATCGCTGCGAGCAACAGCCGCCCAACTTGAAGAAGCAGTTGCTGCCGTAAGACTTGCCGACGAAGCAAGTGCTGCGGCCAAGCAGGCTCTCGAAAAGCAGCAGACCGAATTGTCGGAGTTGGAGTTGCTTGCGGAAACACTCGGCATCCCTGCTGGCCAAAGGCCGCGGATGCCGCTGACAAAAGCACAACGCGAAGGGATGACGCAAGAAGACTTGTCAAAGGTGCGCGATGTTGTGCGCAGCATTTTTGAAATCAAGAACTCTCCAGATTATTTGGCGGCGGTTGAGCGTCGTGGATTGAACGATGTAATCATGATGCTCGCTGACGTAGCCAGCGAGGGTGGGGTAAAGATTCCTCTGGTCAGAACTCATGTGACCAAGGCTCGTGAATTATTCGACACGGGTATTGAAATCTTTATTAGGCGAGATGAGAACAGCAAGTGGGTTCCGGTCACTTCGCGTGGTCAGATTACTGATGATGTAAAGCCAGGTAATGTGGGCCAGAAGTATTGGTCGCTTGCTCGCGGAACAACTAAACGTGACGGCGGGCAGTTTGTGCCAGACGCCGCCAAGAATGTCCGCAACAAAAAGACTATTGAGAAGTTCTACAAGCGCATCGATGAACTCGATGCGATGCGCACGAGCAGAAAGATTTCGGAGAAGAAGTATCAAGCCGAAATCAATAAGATATACGACGACCTGGATAGATTGGGACGTAATACCGAATCGGTAAGTCAGACCGAAAACATCGTCCCAATTCTGAGCGAAGGAAAGGAAGAACTACGGAAGTACGTTCGTTCTCTTGAGAATCAACGCACCAAGTTGGTTATTGAAAAAAACAATATTCAGGGTGGCGTTGGCAGTATCACGGACGAGACAGCCGCTAAGTTGCGGGCCGCCAAGCAGGTTGAGATTGATGAACTAAGCAAGAGTATTGAAGAAGCGAATGTCAAACTGTCTAGACGTATTGACGCATCGCGCTTTGTCCAGCGCGATGGTAGTGATATTCAGTTCAGCGCAGAGGAAATTGAATCATTGTTCCTTACCGCTGGTGACACCGCTGGCGTAGAGAGACTGGCAGCCGAAGGCCGTCGAGTCGATACCTACTTGCTTGAACTTGAATACAACAGAACAAACGGCCGCATTGGCAATGCCGTCAAGAAGTTGTTGCGCGAGCAGCAGATGTCAGATGAAACACGCGCTCTGTTGGAGCGCTGGCTCTCGCGTCCTTCGACAACCTACGGAGACAGGCCGTTGGAGTTCGTGAGTGCCGCCGGTTCGAAGGTCAGTTTCTTCGAGGCAATAGTCAAGCCGACAATTGATGCGGAGATTAAGCGCCTAACGGAATATCGCAACCGTATTCAGATGTTGATTCGTGCTTCGCAGCCCGATGTGCAACGCTCGGCCCTAATGAAGGCGCACTTCATCAACCAGGGATTGAAGAATGGTGATTTCACCATTGACGAATTGACTGGTGGTATTTCCAGGTTGCCCCGCAATTCATCGCCGTGGCAGACCACGGCTCGTAGAGGTCACCTCGAAAGGGTGTGGAGCCAGTCGGTGGACAAGAAGGTTCTCGACAAGGTCGATGAACTCGAGCGCACGGCACAGGCTGCGAAGTATCGTGAAATCGTGAAGTCAAAGGAGGCGGCTGCCGACCTTGCCGCTCGTATGCGCGAACAGGCAGACAAACTGGATACTGATGCACGCGGCAAACTTGGTGTTGCCGAAGGCATTGCTACCAAGATGGTTCAAACGATGGAGCAGATGACTTCTCGTCTTGGTGATGACATTGAGTACGATGTCATGGCTCGCTACGACCAACTTGTGAACCCAATCCAGGGAAGCCGCTCGAAGCGGCTGAAACCAACTGAGGCAATAGAAAAAATTCGTGACGAGATTCTGGAACTGCGTCCGATTGAGAAGGGGCCGGTTGGTCCATCGGGCACAATGCTTGTTCGTGGTGCTGATGATGCGGCCAATGCCGCTGAAATCAAGAGACTTGCAGACCAGGCGATTTACTACTCCAAGGAACTCGAACCCAACTTCGATATGGCGACTGGCCGCATGACACTGGGTCTTGAGGTTAGTTTGCGCAAGCGGGCTGTCGCCGCAATTGCCGACCAGAAGGAAGACCTCGCTGGAGAACTCGAGAAGACCAAGAAGGCTTGGGCCAAAGAGCAGAAGGCTCTCGCTAAGCCATTGAAGTCGGCGGCCAAGGATGCTCAGAAGCGTTTGGTGAAAGCCGGCAAGACGCAGGTTGATGCAATGGCCAAGTTCGATAGTGCTGAATTGTTTGCGATGAGCGCGGCTGAGTACGCCGAAACAATTATCCCCAAGTTGCACGCCAACCGTGAGCGGTTGGCTACTCTCATGGGAGACATTGAGAAATTCCTGAAGCGTACTGACAACGACATGGCGTTTGTTGGTGATGTGCTCGCATGGTTGGACGAGGCCGATTCAATCATCGATGACCTGCTACCCCAGAGCAGCGCCGACCAGATTGACATTATGACCAGGCTTCGCACCGACCTGGCTAATCTCGAATATGAGTTTATGTCGTCGACAAACCAGGAACAGTTCCTTCAGAAGTTCAACGCTGGTCTCGCAGATGGTACTGTCGGTCAACGAATTGTCAAGGAGGTCGACAAGGCCAAGGGATTTGTTAGCCTGCAAGCATACGGCATGCCCTCATACCAGGCGGAGAAGTGGCTAAGCGACATGTATGTAAACATGTCGCGTCTCCAGGTTCCCGAATTTGCCAGGGCACTCAGCAAGTTCCTCAGCAAGTACACCGGATTCTTTAAGGCATACGCAGTATCGACGCCTGGATTCGTTGTTCGAAACAGCATGGGCAATACATTCATGTGCATTGCTGGTGGTGCTGATATCGGAAACATGACCGAGGGACTACGCCTGTACAGGGCTTGGCGTGGAGCGGTCAAGACTGGCGACGAAGCGGGATGGCTTGCCAAGCAAGACCCGCGCGTGACTACCGCTATCGCAGCAATGGACGCATCAGGATACGGTCGCGCTACGGAAGCGTTGAGGATGTTTAATCCCAAGCGCAAGTGGCTGGTTGACAATGGATACGTCAATGCTTTCCGAAAGGCCAATGAAGTATCGGAAGGTTCGGCTCGCTTTATGCTCGCCTGGGACACCGTTGTGAAGGGCGGAGACTTCAACGATGCGACAGCCAGGGTCAAGCGATTCTTGTTTGACTACAGCACGACGACACCGGCGGACACGGTGATGCGTCAGTTCGTCCCATTCTGGTTCTGGATGTCGCGCAACCTGCCAATGCAGATTGTGAACCAGTACGAGAATCCTCGTGCTTACCTCATGTACCAGAGAGTGACGAACTCAATTCGTGCCGAAGAAGACGAGGGCGAAGTCGTGCCCAAGTGGTTGCGCGAATCGGGTGGCGTGAAGATTGCCGATGGCCTGTACGTAAACCCCGACTTCGGATTCAATAAACTGAATCAGCAATTGTCCGAACTGGCCGACCCAATGCGGCTGACCTCTTATGTCAACCCTGGTCTTCGCGTGCCGCTCGAAGCAGTCTTCGCAAAGCGCAAAATGTACACCGACACGCAGTTCAGCGAAAAGGCGCAGGAAGTTACGGGTGGTGCGTTTTCCCCGGCAGTATCCGCTTTGGCGGTTCTGTTGGGCCAGTCAAAGGAATTGCCAGACGGCAGCATGGGCACGACCGACAGATTCAACTACGCAATGAACAACCTCGTTCCGCCGTTGGCGCAACTCAGTCGTTTGTCTGGCGAAGATGATTACAACAAGGAGCGTCGTCGCAGTAACTGGGCAAGTTACTTCGGCATCCCCGTGCGCGAGGTCACTGATTCGATGATTGAAGCAGAGTTGCGTCGCAGAAAGCGAGAAGGTGAGTAATGTTCGGTAAGAAGAACCGCAAGTACACGGGCTTTGATGGCAACGCCAAGGGGCGTCGACAGGGGACGAGCAAACTGATTCAGTGGATTATGTTCCTGAACGCTGGCAAGTTCCGCAATCTTGGCTCATGGAATGTGCGTGACATGCGGGGCAAGGAAGGGAAGCCCAGCGTCCACGGAACGGGGCGGGCTTTCGACATTGGGTTCAAGAACTACGAGGACGCTTGTGGCCTCATGGATTTCTTGGTGCGCCACAACGAGGCGCTAGGCATTGAGTACATTGCCGACTATTACCCCGGCCCGTTTGGCCGGGGCTGGCGTTGCGACCGAAACGACTGGTCTATCTACAAGAAGAAGACGATGGCTGGTGCGCCGGGTGGCAAGTGGATTCATGTGGAGATTTCTCCCGAGGTGGCAGACGACGCAGGCTACTTCGATGCCGTGTTCGAGTGCCTGCTGTCGCCGGCCAAGGGGCAGTTGCCCTACTGACCATCATTCATCGCAATGGTCAAAGACCTTGCGAGAATGTGAATCAACCCCATTAGTTCGAGGAGCGACGACATGCTCCCATTGCATGCGTCTTCGTACATTTCCATGAATTCGACTGCGCCTGGATGCGACACCATGAGGCTCACCTCATAGAAGGTGTCGGCGTCACGCACAATCTTCTCGGCTCGAGCCTGTAGGTCGGCTATGTCGTTGGGGTCAATTCCCTCGAAGTCGCTCACTGCTTTGCCTTCGCCACTTCGACGTGAACTCTACCCACGGTGAAGTG